ATGATCTTTTTTGAATGTTACGGTTTTCATATTATTGAATGTTTTTGATTTTGATACTTGTTCTCGACTTGCTGCTTCTCGACTTCGCTCGAAGTGACAGACCTATATCCAACAAAGTCGGAAATTGTTTATTACTCTATCAAATGAGGTCTCGAAACGGGCGTTTACTGCTTCGGGCTTATCAAACCAATAGGCAATGTTTTGCATGATGGCGTGTTTGATAAGCGGATCCACCAGTGTAATATCTGTAATGCCTGCGGTAAAACTTACCCTTACGGCATCTTGACGGGTAGATAGAGTAGGAGCCACGTTGGTGCTATCAAACAGATAGCTGATGTTGATGGTGCCGTCATGCGTTTGTTTTAGCACTCTATTAGTGTCTAAAGTTTGTTCTGCATCGTCTTTGTCTAAATACTTCACCACAACAGTGTTTGCTAAAACAGGATTAGCTGCCAAATTACCCGCCACAAAACCGTTAGTGACTACTTGCATGGTATGAGAACCAATATAATACTGAGCTTCTTTGGCTATCTGCCTGATGGCTGCGGCCTCATAGGCTCGTGCCTCGGTAATACGGCCCTCTGAAACGTCGGTTTTGAGTAAAAGATAAATCTCGTCGTCGGATAAGACGGCGAGATTTGACCTAGTGAGTATATTGGGCTTGAGATACATTATTTTGTTTTGGTAGCAACTACTGGAGCAGCTTTGAGAGTTTCGATTTCAGCCTTTAAAGCAGCGTTTTCGTTATTCAAAGTAACATACTTAGATTCTAATTCTTTAAATATGTCAACCATACTCTGATACTTTTCTTCAGCGGCTTCCAACTCTTTGATAGGATCCACTTCCTCAGCTTCATCCTTGGTTGGGTCGTAAGGCGTGATGTATTTGCCTTCTTTGAGTTCGGCAATTCTTTCTTCGTCTTCGATTGTTTCAACATCTCCAACGCTACACGCAGATAGAGGGTGTTGTTTTATCCATTTAAAATCCATCTTGATAATTTGTTTTTTGGTGATAAAAAAGAACTTTATTGCCTGGACTTCCAAGCGTTTGCCCTCCTGAGAGGGTGAATACGCACAAGGCGATACTCGGGGGTCTTATGCCGTTGTGATGTCTTTTATCAAAGAGAAAGCCTCTTTTTGAGCGACTTTTACATCCCAGTAAGCATTTACAGTAGTAAGGCTTTGGTCTGTTGATGGCTTACGCTCTACATCAAACACCAAACCGTCCCAGAATCCTACATATAACTTAGACCAGTCAGCAAATGCCATGGCCGAACATACACCTGAAGACGAACCTTTTGTGAGGTTGCTTGGTATAAGGTTGGTCACTTTCACAGGGTAACCATTTAGATCTTTACCATCGAATAAGAACAATCCAGAGCCAGCATCTAATGCAGTCTTTTTCATTGCTCCACGAACTTTTGAATTGGTTACGTAAGACATATTATCTACATCAGCATTAAGTGCTGATATTTGAGTCTCCATGTCGATTACTTTTGCTCGTGTAATTGGTCCACCATCTGTGCCGATGGCAATCAATTGAGGTGATGTAAGAGCGGCCACAACTGCCCAAGCATCAGCATCTAATTTGTAACCCAATGCAGAACGCAATTGATCAACAATAAACGCTTGAGTATCAAACGAACCTTGAATCAACAATAAACGAGAAACTGGAATAGATGCACCTCTACGGTTTGGAGCCATAGCCAATTGAGTCCAAAGGATCTCAGTGGCAGTGATGGCTTCAATCTCAGTAAGAGCTGAAGCTGCTGGCTTGGTAGATTGAACCGGAAACGATTGGTTTCCTTTCAAACCGCTCAAACGAGTGGCATTTACTTGGCCCAAGAAAGAACGATCCCAAAGTGCCTTAATGAAACTGTTGATTTCGGTAGGTACGTACACACCTCCTTGGTCACCAGTGGCCGAAGTTGTTCCAGTAGCTGTTTGACCACGTTTTTCCATCTTGCCAACAAAAGCAGGCATAGCAAAACCTTCGTCTAATGCAATACCTCTGTTTTCGGCATCTCTACGGGCGTAAGTATCCACCTCTGCTTCTAATCCTGAAAGTTTACCATTTACGGTTAACTGACGGATGGCCTCGCCAACTTTTACAGCAGCAAAGTCTCTCACTTCTTTGTCAGAAATGCTTTGATTCCCCACACCTGGATTTACATTACCCATGCGAGCGGCTTTGTCGATAGCTCTGGCTTCTACGGCCATAGCGATTTCCATTTCTTCGTTGAGGTTTTTTAGTGTAGATGGGTAGCTCCTCATCTCGGCCAACTCCTCAGCCTTCATTTTGTCCTGACCTTCGGAGTCAAGACGAGCCTCAAGCCCCTCAAACTTTTCGTTCAATTCGGCCACGGCGTCTCTAATCTCTTTAACAGTTCTTTTCATCGTTATTATTCGTTTTTAAATGCTTTTTATTTTTTTGCAAATATTAATTGGATGGCATCAGATGAGGCTAAACAATTATAAACTTGCAGTGGTTATTGGTTATTAGTTACTGGTCACTGAGCGGAGCGGGCGGCGTTCCGTACGAATTGACTTTCACCTTGAGAACCAGTATTTTTTTTGTGGTTCTGGTTTAGCGTTCTTGCGAAGCTCAGGCGGTAGCTCATCGTCAGGAATCTCAAAGCCGTTTTCGTCCATTGCTCTTTTAAATACTTGCATTGTACCTTCGGTGTTAAGATTGGCTGGGTCTATTACTGGCGACAAATCTGAGATATACTCAAATTTGTAGATGTCACGCATACGCACATCTTTGCCGTTACGCTTTTCTGTAGACCATTTTTGACCACCTTCGGCGACTTTAAATTCATAAGAGCTTCCTTGTAAGTCTCCACGTTTAGCCAATATTTCCACGTCTTTACCCGTTGCGGTTTCTGGCAATTCTACTTCATACCAGACTCCACGGGTATCTGAACCCCATGTAAGGGTCGGGTTGGGTTTTGCCCAAGTAGTGCCAAGGGTTTGATTAATATCATGGTTGTATTTTGAAATTATCCTGTCCATTCGGGCTTCGTCTACTGCCCCAGGGTGGATTCTTTCCATAAACAAGCCGTATATCATACGGCTTTCGAGGTTGTATATAATTGCATAAGCCTTCAAAAACTTTTTACCATCACGCTCGGTAATGGTCATTCTGGTTTCGGTGTCGTCTACAAATCCTCTAGTCTCTTTATCCATCTTATTATTAATTACTTATATAAATTACTCTCATAGTGCTAGACGCATTACAATGCGTCTTTATGTGTTAGCTCCCCCACCATGGGCGGGGGAGGCTAACACGTTTTTCACGGCCGACATGTTGCCGTTTACCATATAGGTGTCGCCATCTTTGTATCCGTTTTCCTCCATTTTCTCACGGGCATCGTTTGGCGAGTACACGCCTGCTTGGATGAGTTTAAATAGCCCTTCTGTACGGTCCGCAAAGTTGGTACGGAGGTAACTATCAAAATTGAGCTTTACATAGTAAGTGCCATGCTCTGCCCTACGGAAACACTTATAGTTTATTTCCTCCTCCAGTTGCTGAGCGTTAGGCTGTAGCACGTTATTAAAAAACATGATGTTCAGGTCCTCTATGCCTTTGCCAAAGCTCGTGCTTTTAGTGGTATCACTCACCAAGTGCGGAGGCACCAGAAAAGTCTGATATATCTGCATTGGGCTGATGCTCAAAAACTCCATGAGCTGGCTTTCCACATTGCTTTTGTTGAGCGTGTGGTATTCGGTACCCAATGGCACAACTGGCGTTTTAAAGCTATTGGCTTGGCCGCTAAATTTACCGTCCCAGCTTTCGCCAATTTCGTCAAGATCCTTTTGGCCAAGTTTTGCCTGTATCTGCAAATACCCACTCAAGTGTGTGCCGTTTTCATAGTATTTCTCTATGTAGTTTTCGGCAAGCATCTGGCGTTTGAGTATTTTGTTCATGAGGCCTATCTTGCTTTTGCCTATGCGGCCATCGATGCTGAAGTCTTTATAGTGCAAGTATTGGTCTTCGCTCAGTATCTGCCCTGTTTTGGTGATCTGTACCAACAAGCGGTCGGTGGTTTCTATAAATACAAAGTCTTTGGCCAGTAGTGGTTTAAACTCCACTGGTCTGTTGGTGGTAGGGTCGCTGATGATCTGCACCACGGCGTTGCCGTACATTTCTCTTTGAATGGCCACTGTGCGGCGAAATATATGCGGCGACATGTGGAGGTTTGGCCTAAAACAAAGCGGATAGTTGAGCGGGTGGTCGGAGGCACTATCACGGTTTTTGCCTGCCTTTTTATATATTTTCATTGGTGGCGTGGCCAGTCCCTTGCTGATGAGGTCTATGCATGCAAAAAGGGCCGACATACCGAGTGCGGTTTCTTCATTTATAACCACACGGCCCATTTCTACGCCAAGCATCTTAAAGAAAGCATCGGCATCAGACATGCTCACACCGCCAGACCTCCGCTCTAGGCCTTCGCTATGCTTGCCTGAGTAGGTGGCTGGGTTTACGCCGTTTTGTCTTAAAATAGCAAAATGCTCTTGAATACTCTGCCCCATGTGTCCGTAGTTGTTACGGGGCAAAATTCAAGAGCATTGAGGAGGTTTTGGCTAAACAATTATAAATGGGGTGTATCTACTTAATTTTAAACTCCACACTGCCGCCAGACGTTGGAGAGATTGTCACAGTGCCATATTGGGCATCCAGTATTATCGACTGGTACGCCTCGTTTTTTTCTCGGGTAGTGCCTGATATCGTCACGGTTGATGTATTTATGCTTCGGCATGTTTCTCGGTTGTTTGTACCCGAATATGTGCCTGTATAATAATACGGTGCAGCACTATTCAGTAATACAGTAGCCATGTTGCTGGTGAGGCTGCCAATGTTGGCAAAAAGCATATCGTTTATGTTGTACTCAAACAACACGCTCGATACTCCTGCTAACCATTCATATCTAAAATTTCCAGTATTACTGGCACTTACCAAATTGCCACTTGCTGGCTCACTGAAATAATTGAGTTTCAGTTTATCTCCGTTGGCATCGGTGTCGTTTCGGGTTACGTTGAAATATGTGGGTACATCGTTGCACACTTTCAGGGTGTCGTTGTGGGCCACTGGTGCGATGTTTTGACAATAACTGTCTAGACAAAAAAAGACCAAAAGCAAACTGGCCCAGGCTTTTGCCATCCTGCGGCTAAATTTAAATTCTTTGTTCATTATTTTTATTCCGTTTTGAGTTATTTCTGAATGTTTTGGGTCTGCATACACACCCCGCCTGACCATTTTTAGATTTACCCCAAACCTCCTCCCGAGTTCTTTCTGCGTGTATGCTGCCATGTAAGAGCTGCCATCTGTAAACTCTATCGTGCTATATTCGCCCTGTGAGGTGATTAGGGCAGGGGTTTTGCTTACAAACAAATGCCTGTATTTCATAAGTCACCTTTTGATGTTGAAAATTTGCACTCCTGGCACCGCTCGTATTGTATGTGTAGCTTACCAGTCACGGCCGATATTTGTATAGGATTCATGCCTGCAATTACACTCCCTTTGGTATCAAACTTCACTTGCTCCACCCATTGGCGGTCAGGCTGTAGCCAGCCAATAAATCGGCCATTATTGTATTCTATTCGGCTAATACCCGTTCCTCTGATTATAATATATCGGATGTCTGAAAAATCTGGTACTTTAAACACCGACACGGTGTCGTACACTGGGGCTTTTACGGTGGCATTGTACCAGCTTAAATATTCCTCTGTGGTAGGTTCGGCTTCTAAACTACCTACTACAGCATAAGATGGCAAAGACTGAGCTTTGCAAGACCATATCGTTAGCATCAACGAAATGGCCAATATTATTTTACTTAATTTCATTTATAAGGGCCGTTTTTTGTTCGGGTGATAAATAAAATGATGGTTGCAGCTTATCCAATACCAAAGGATCATTTTTGTAAAGTTTTTTCAATACCCAAATAAACTTCTTGGCGTTGGTTTCTGACTGTTTATATTGTTGATAATCATAGGAAATTCTAGCAGCATATTGTATCAAAATATCATCATCTAGTGCCGTTATGGGTAGCTTAGCCGTAGCCTCCACATGGCTATTTATTTTTTCTAGCTGCTTGAGTTGTTTGGCATTGAGGGCCTTTCCGTAGCTGCCTTGCAGTTGCAATTGTCTCAATGTTTCCACGTCTGCTTTGTCAAACTCCACCACTTGTGCAAAGGCTGGCACTCCCACCAACATCAATGCAATTATTAATAATTGTTTCATACTTTTTTTAATTAAAATACAGTCCTACCGTTTCAAAATCTTTTCTGAGCTTTTCCAACACTTCGGCTTCAGTCAGTGTAGGATTTACATATGTTTGTCCAGTTTGAGTCTCTGCTTCGGTGGTGTATTGGTACACTGCCTTGTTTCCAATTGGAATGCCATTCATAGGATTGGCTTGCTCAGCCAATGATGCTGGGTTTATTTCAAACTCAGCCAATGTCAATGCTGATGGCTCACCCGTGAGTTTCTTTTGTGCTGCAAATGCATTTTCTATGTCCATATATTTTTTTGGTTATTGGTTATTAACTTATTACATAGGTGGGGTTGAGTTCTTGCTTATACCACATCACCACATCATCATTGATGGTGCCGTTTACTCGTTTCTTAGGCATCCAGCAGCTTAGCCAGCCCTCTGTGAGTTCTTCACCAGTACTGTAGCCGCCTGTTTTTACTTTGGTGGGGTGGGCTGCTCTCAGGGCGAGGTTTTTGTTTATACAGTTCTGGATGGCCGCTTGGTTTGCTGCATTGTAGTAGCTATAAGATTTATCCACGTAGTTGATACCCAGCCCATCGTTAGGCGTGCCTTTTTGGTAGGTGTCGCCTGGGTATTCGTTTCGGGCTCTGTTGTCAAGAGCTATCGTAAAACACGGCACTACCTCTTTGCCCGATGCCGCTATGGCCAGTGAAGTATCATAAATACCTTGGTTTGGACTGTTGATATCATGAGAGCTAAAAGCCGCATCGTCGGTGTTGTAGTACCAGCTGCGGGCATCCATACTGTTGGCGTTTACTACACTATAATCATCTGATAGACCACTGGTCATGTAAACCTCGTAAATATCGCCACCGTAGGTACTGCGGATGCGGTTGAGGGTAGTCGCCATATTAGTGAGGGCGTCACCGTATGGATCAGCAAACATAAAAATAATAGGCTTGTTGTCAATCCGCTGATACCAGTCTTGCCGCATGGCCCACACAAAATGATTGAGGTTTTTGGTGTAGTCGTCGTTGGGATCGCCCCAGTTGTTTATGTCTCCACCAAACTGCCCCACCACATAGGCAGCCTTTACGCCTCGTTTGTTTGGGTTTTGCTCAAAAAACGTCCGCATGATGGCCCCATCGTAGCCGTTGGCGTAGTACTCAAACTTAAAATACTGCAAGCCAGACCGCACCATGTACTCTATTATCCAGTCCATGTTGGCTTGGGTCATTTGATAGTCGGTGTCTACATATCTGTTTTGGATCACATGCTCGTTTATCACAGGCGACCATATACCCACAGGCACCATAGTAGGGTTGGGGTCGGCCACCAGCTCGCCGTTTACTATCTTATAATGTCCATCTATAGCCCAGAATGGCCTAGCTTCTTTGTAGTCGGGGTCACTCAATGCACTTTGGTCAGCATAGTGTGTTTTGTGGCGGAGCGGCTCTTCATAGGGCCTGCTTCTGCCTGCAAAAAATCCCCAAATACCCATAAACTGTGGAAAGTCAGTAACTACGGCATTGCCTGAGCCTGTGGTGCCGCCTTCGGTTTCTTCAGGTGTTAATGGATCTGAGCCGTCGGCATTATAGGTTATCTTGGCTATCCAGGTACCGTTGGTTACACATCCTACTTTGCGTGTCCACACGCTTTCAGGCACTCCAGTACTGGGCATAGTAAGATTAAAGAAACCCGCACTGTCTTTGGTTACTGGTAGCCAGTATTGAGGATTTCCAGATCCATCTAAGCCGTTAGCTCCAAATGGCCCACTCTTTTTGGTAGAAAACTCATAGGCTGTACTGCCACTGTCTACTATTATTATCTTCAGATTAGTGGTGCCGTCGGAGTTTAGAGTCTTGTAGGTTTCGTCTGATTCTATCGTTACTATCGGTAATACAGTACAATCTACCGGTACCACTTCCTCCTCATCGGTTTCTAGTGCCAAGTATTGGCGGCTGAGGTCATATTGATAATCGGCAAATACATCGTTTCCTACGGCAGATAGTCCGTCAGGATTAAACATAGGACACCATCCTTTGCCCTCTATGTATATGTTTTTTATTCGTCCTGGCTTTTCTTTATACTCGGTAGCGTATCCATCACCGCTGGCATCGTATATTACTCCTGTTTTTTTGTTTTTAATAAAATCCATATTTTTTTGGGTGTTTACATCGGTACTAAATAAAATGCCTGGTCAGAACTCGCCCAGCGGAGTTTATAATCGGTGTTGTTGGCTATACTGCCACGGCTTGGTAGGTATAAGCTGAATTTTGTGCCGTTCAGCGTCACATAATTGTTGGTACTCGGAGCGGCGTCTTTGCCCAGCCTTGTGCCACCATCTACAAATAATTTATTATTAAATACACTGCCGTGGTCGTAGTTGTAGCTGGCGTGGTCATCGCCTATGTACACATTGCCGTGTTGGCGGTGTATGGCTATGCCGCCTTTGTCAGCTGAAGCATTTATCATGTGTAGCCTCAGGGTGGTGGGGTCTGGCTGGCCTACACCTGGGCCACCTTCTAGGGTTATTTTGCCACCGTGGGTAGAGGTACCCGCTTCTTTAAAAAATATACTCGTTTTTCGCTCATCTGCGGCGTAGATACTTATGGCGTCACGGTCTGCGGCTGATGTATAGTTAAGGTTTAGGAGTTTGTCTGTGGCCGTAGCACCTACAGCCAGCACATCGTTTATGTTGCCCACACCACCTCCTCCACCACTTGGTATGGCTTGGCGGCCGACAAAGCCTTCATCGTCTATGGTCATCATCTGCACAGCTCCACCGCCTTTGAGGTGATCTATCTTGAGGCTTGGGGCATATATAGCCATAGGCAATGCTCCAGCCACAGTGGTCTCTGATGTCAATACAGCCTCGGTAGCTGCGGCATTTATTCCAAACGTCAAAAATCTATTGCCAGCGGTTTTGTCTTGGATCCTTAAAAACCGCCCATCTACCCATTTAAAGTTATTGCTCCCCGTAAGTATTCCAAAAGCATCACCAAAGCCTATGTAGTCGGCCGTGAGTGGGCTTGATCCTATACCACCGCCTCCGCTTGGTATGGTAGTGGCGTACATTTTGCCAGTCGAAGTCACTGCCAGCATGCGGTTGCCTCCGCCAGTAAAATTCTCAAAATAAATATCTCTGGTGGCTTTGATGTACAAGTCTCCCAAGCCTGCGTATTCTATTACGGCATCTTGGTCGTTGGCCTTAAAGCCCATAGTGAGCGACATCGCACTGGTAGCGTAGTTGCCTATTCTGAGTTGGCGTTCGTTTTCCCAAGTCAGGTTTTCCACCTCTCCAAAGTTGTCAAACTCGGTACCCACCGCAAATCTTTTGTTGCCTAGGTAAAGTGGATTTATCTCAAGGTTCAGAAACTGCAAGCCTTCCGCACCTTTGCCCAATAGCTGACCGCTCGTGGCGGAGTTTTCTATGTCGGCTACAGTGATATTTGCCCAAGCCATATTGTCGGCATCTACACCTTTCAAGAATTTACCTGCGGATGGTCCAGTATTATCAGGCTTTATCACCCCAGAGATTCGCATATTACCGTCAATGTCTACTCGCTCTGTGGGCCAGTTTACAGTAAAGTCAGTAGCACCAGTGCCGCCAAACTTCACAAATCCATGCGTAAACATAAACTTGGAGGCTTTCAAATGTGCGGGCGTATATGCTCCCACGCTCTGATCTCCAAAGTATAAGTTATTTACTACAGCAGTTTCTCCATTGTAGGTATTGCCACCAGACACCCGCAAGCCGTAGGTACCACTAAACCTCACTTGGCTAGTAAAAGTATTGATAGCCGTAAATGTATTATTACTTGCTAGCGTAGCTTTGGCATCCAATGCCGCTTGTAAGTCAGTCTGTGCCGACAGTGTGCCGTCTATGCCGCCCCATGTGGCTTTGCCGTCGGTTATTTGCACATAGCTGCTACCGCTCCATCTATATTGCCTATTGGTATCAATGGCCACGTATATTTTGCCCGTTTCACCACTACCTGGGAAGCTCGCAAGGTTGGCATACTCCTGCACGTCGTCAATAAATGCGGGCAGAAATGCACTGTCTATAAATCCACTGCTATTAAGTTTGAGTATTTTGTTAGCAGCATTGTGGTCAGTGATATCGTCTGATGTTATAAAAGCCCAAGCGTTGGTTGATGTTGTCGGGGCTTTTAGCCACATGTTGGCCGTTGGTGTTTGATTATCGGGCTTTAATGTGCCATTATTAAATCTTATATTGCCATCTACTTCGAGCCTTTCAGTAGCAAAGTCCACCGTGCCAGTAAGCCCGAAGCCACCGAAACCTCCAAGTTTAAGATTACCTCGCTCCATCACGAAGTTCTTGGCTGTCAGTACCATCGGTTTATAATCAAAATAGGTAGCACTGCCAGACTGTATTCTAGTGGTGCCTCCTACGGCATTATATGTGAGGTTAGGTGTGGCAGTTAGTTTATAGCTACTACCTACCGAAAGCCCAGCGGTAAAATTGCCAGAGCCAGTGGCGTTTACGTTGGCGGAGGCTATGATGTTATTTGTAAATGTTTTTGTACCAGCTATGGTTTCATTACTTACCAAATCCACAAAGTTTCTTGTAGCGGATCCAGTACCGCCGTTGGCTAGTGGCAACACACCATCTATGTGGGTTGTAAGTCCTACTTTGCCATAGAATGGTGCTGCACCTAAGCCAGTGCCTCCGCTTAGTAGTGCCATGCCAGTGGCTACACTTGCCAGCCTACCAAGGCTGGAGCCTGTAGGAGTGATGGCATACAATAAATCTCCATTGGCGTAGCTGGTCAATCCTGTACCGCCTTTAGTAGCACTTATAGCGTTTGCTTGCCAGCTTCCTGTGGTTATTTTGCTGGCATCTAACACTGGTATATCAGCAGCCACCAAACTTCTAAATGTCGGAGCTACGCCATCTGTAGTGCCACTGCTGGCCCACACAAGGTTTTTGTTTTGCGTGGCGTTTTTCCAAGCGTTAAAAATAGGGTCCGCCTCTACGTTGTTGTCAAATATTATGTAGCTTATGGCAGTAGTGTCTATCGTTATAGCACTGTTGTTGGAGTTCTTATACTTCCATCCGCTATATGTTCCGCCAGTTATGGCATACACATAGTTGCGAAGTTCTGCGTCACTGTCGCCATCTGTAGCTCTTGCCCATGCACCCGCAGCCACCACCCACACACCGTTTTTGGTGGCGTCAGTTTGTGCCGTCAGTAACACTCTATCACCCACACCAGCAGCGTATCCGCTTATGGTTTGAGTGCCAGATAATGTAATATTTGTCAGTGCCACAGTTTTCACTGCTTCGCCATATTTTATGCCTGTAGCTGCCAATGCTTGCACTTGTCCCCAGTTTGGCACATGGGCGTTTAGCGTGGCATCTATGGTGGTAGCATTCACCGCAAAATGAGCGTTAGCATCAAACTGCCAAGTGTTTTTTACTCTCAGCGTGCCACTGTTATACAACCGCACTTGGTTGAGGTCGGGGTTTACGGCCACACTGAAAAAATAATCAGTGTTTTGGTTGCTAGCTCTCAGTAGTACCACATCAGCAGAGCCGCTCACGTTGGCGTGGCCATGTATTACGGCCATTGGGGCATTGGTACCTACCCCAAAGTTCCCTTCGGGTGTAAAAGTCGCCACTGTGCTGCCAAATATTTCTACATCTATGTTTTCAGCTACATCAATGCCTATGCTTTGTCGGCCAGTTACATCAAAGTTTCCTCCTAGTTGCCAAAAGTATTTTTGTATTTCTCCTCCTAGTGCATTTACTACTTGAGCATTTGATATTTTGGCTACTTGGCTGTTTACAATATTCTCATCAATACCAATAAAGCTAAATGTGGCATAACCCAAAGTAGTTGATACATCTGCTATAGTAGGCAATGCCAATCCTGTAGCATTAAACTCCGCCACTTCTGTGTCTTCTACTTTTACGCCAACATCAAAGGCCGTCGTAGTGCCTATGTATTTTTTTGCAGTCACTACATTCCCACCCAGCATCCAAGCCGTTTCGTCAGTAGCCATCACGGCTGTGTTGCTTACGTTGGGCAGCTTTATGTTTGCAGCAGCTGATAATCCACTGACATCAAACACTGCCGCAAAATGATCTTTGGTTTTGAGCTCAAAGCCCACCGCCGTGGGGTTTATGTAGTCCTCCATGTCTGTGGTGGTGGCATTTTCCCATTTAAGAAACTGCACCTCGTCATCATCCACGTTTTTTTTGAGGACTAAGCCTTTCTGAAACTGTATCCTGTTTACAAAATCCCATATATCCGGTATGAGGTCGTTTACCTTTGTTTTGTCGGGTGTGCTGGGTAGCTCTACACCCACCACAGGCTGCTCTGATCCGTCACGGAGCTTTACGCTCTTGGCCATGGTCATGCCGCCAGCGTCATTGGGTTGGCGGAGGCGTATCCATCGGCCAGTGGCTTTGGCAGCTGCGTAGTCGTATTTTACTTGCAGTGGCACAAAAAGCCCCGTTTCGCCTGCCAGCTCCACCGCCTTGAGCGGATGCACATGGCCCCATATATCGCCATCAAAAAACCTCGGAGGTTTGCTATATATCGCCAGCCGCTCACGCATGAGGTGCTCTACTATTTCCCGTTGGGTAGTGTCGCCAGTAGTTATCCAGTTACTGGTCGTTATGGCCTCGGAAGCATCCAGCATGGCACTGTCTTGGTCAGCATCGGGCATGTCTGCAAAGTGTAGCTCCAGCGTGTCGTCTTTTACACTCACAGCGGAGTTTGTGAGCGTGTATATCATCTCCGTAGAGTTCATATTCAGTGCCTCATTTACCACGCCCAGTTGTAGGTCGTAGTATTGCACGTAGCGGTCTGGTGAGCCTCCCCAGTTTAGCTTGGCATCGCCTATGGCTTCCATTAGCGATATTTCTATCTGCACAGCACCCCAGTCTTCTTGTGGTATTGCTACACCAGTACCAGTTATGATCTGTATTTCACTTATTTTGTCGGAGGTTATTTCCCATGTCAAGGGGCTTTTTTTGCTTCTACCATTTACGTCGAGATGGCTCATTACAATAGCATTGGCCGCTCCTCTTATCCATTTACCCTCATCATTTAAGCTAAATACAGCAGGAAATCCAAGCCCAAGTATATTGAGATTAACACGCATAGCTACTGAAAACACATCGTTGGTTTCAGCTTTTCCTGCCCATGTAATTCGGTTATTTATAGCAGTGTCGCCAGTGCCAAGTGATACCATCTGGTATATCAAGGCAGCTTCCATTACTTCGTCACTGTTGCCGCTTAGTTTAGCTTTGTAGGGATCTGCGGCCGTGCCAGTACCTACACGTGTTACAGTTGGGCTATAAAACTCCGTCCAGTTGGCAAAGTCTGCACCACTCATGGTTTCAAACCTTGGGTTTAGTAGCTGATTCTTATATCCACCCAATTTGAGATTGGCCACGAGTTTTTTTACAGAGAGGTCATAACTCATCACGCCTCCGCTTAGGGGTTGCAGTGGGCCGTTATGTTCGGCAGTTTGGTTGCCTGAGTATGTGCCTCCGCTTATGTAGGTGCCATTGGCGGCCCACTTGCGAAAGTGTACTATCTCCGGTAGGTCATATAGCCGCACTATCCACCATTCGCCACCATGCTGCACTATGCGGGCGTTCCAGTGGGTGGCTATGATCTGCAAAACCTCGTAGTAAGTCATGCTAGAGTATCGTGCCAGGCTGTGGTTGGTATAAGCCATCGGCTCAAAAGTACCGTTTGCGTCCTGCCCATTTTGTCTTAAACTACCCACTGTAGTGAATGGCAGCGTGAGGCCTATTTTATCCAAAACGGCTTTGAATACAAATAGCCAGGTATTTATGCCCTCTAGCACATATCCGCCGTCTGTTATAAACTTCTCGTTTTTTAGGTAAGCTATGCCATCTGTGGCACTTATGCGGATAGTCTTGGCTCCGTCGTGGTAGGGGTCTTCACTTTGGCGGGGTGTCACGTAGCCCACAAATACAGTCTCTAGCACCGTGCCGCTTCCTGGTGCAAATGGCCCAGCAGGATCCATCCTTTGCACGGTGCATCTGATGCTCTTTTCGTTTTCTGTAAAAAAGGTCTCGGAGCTAACGGCGGCCAGTGCGTTGGTTATCTCAAAATCGGCTCGGAGTTCTACCACGCCCACCAGGTCTTCCTTGCTGCCTACTTGGTCTATCACCATGGCCCTGCTGCCCATCCGCACTTCAGAGCTACTGCCTGAGTAGCCCGTAAAGTCAAACAACACCCTGTAGGTGCGAAACTCCCCGCTACTATTGCGGCTATCAGTAAAAATCCCGTGGTACCTTACCCCCATTAGTGTCCTAGTGTTATTCGTTCGCAACAATACCACCACAGACACCCAAATGGGCTAAACAATTATAAACCACATATGTCAGTTCGAGCGTAGTCGAGAACACATATAACAAAAAAAAACACCTCCAATGGGGGTGTTTTTTAAAATCTCAAAAATTTATTAACCATGCTAAAAACCTTCATATTTTGGGTGGTTCACCTTTAAAATAGGCGTAGGCGTTGTAAAAAGATATAAAACTCTCATAGGCCTGAGCATACTCGCCAAAGGCTTCCAGGCATCTGGTAGCAAACACCTTCTCGGCATAGCGGTAAGCCGCAGATACATCACCAAAATGGTGCTTGATATCGTCAAAAATATCCGCAAATATCTGGTTGGTCTTAAATATCGGTGCTACCATTGTTTTTGTCTTTGGTTTTACGTGTATATGCCCTATGAAACACCTCGTAAGAGGAGTACTTTCGAAATGGCTGCCCAAATCCCTTCTGTGTAAGGCCAGCAAAATACTCCTCAGCAGCTTCGTAGGCGTCTTGGCGGTTTTCATACACCTTGGCGTGATCCTCGAAGATTTTAAAAAATATATTGTCGGCCTTGAGTATCATTTTCTTAAGATAATGCTTTTAATTTATTAACGGTAGCTTCTTCTTTAATTCTACTGTGAAAATAGTCTTTAAAAAACTCATTCACACGTTTAGGAATATCTAAGGTTCCGGTACGGTAGGCCTCATGATCATTAGCCCAGTATAAAATTGGAATGTGAGACTCACCCCAAAAACCCTCTGAAAGATATAAAGTCTTAAATACATCAATCCACAAGAAAAAAAAGTTTCTTTTTTGAATTTTCAATTCGTAGTCAGTTGGGTAATCTCTATAAATAGTGATTTTACACCTTACGGTTTTGTCATGATAAATATATTTTTTTAGGCTCATTTTCTATTATTCTGAAGGTTTTTCATCCGCTCATTAAAACTCATATTTTTCTCAGCTTCCATTTGTTTATTGGTAGCCTCTATAAACTCCTTGGCCTGCTCACGGCTTATCAGTTTGCCATTTGCTGCACATAGATCTACTATGGCCGATATTTGTTCCTCGGTGATCGGTTGAGCAGTTTCGTTTGCTAAATTTCCTATTTCATTTTTTTCCATCATCTTATTTTAAAGTCCTCCGCATTAGCGTCTGGGGTTTGGGTAAATATTAAAAATGCCTTTATGGCGTCCAAAGATGAGTACACCCCATCTATTTTTTTCTTGGGGTTTTTGCGGTCTGGTTTTACGTTGCCGTTGTTGTCGTAGGTGGTTATGGCATTGGCCACATGCCAGGCCATCACGGGGTTGCCGTCGTGGGTCAGTGTGCCTGAGTTTATGATCTCCTCAAACTTCTGAGTGGCATCGGTCAGCTGCACCACCGTTTGTTTTATAGGTTGCAGTATGTTTTTCTCTACCATCTTGGCGGCCCGCTCGTCGTATATGTATTCTGTACCCAGCACCTGGTTGAGCCGTGCCACTATCTCGGTGCCTCGGTAGGGGTCATAGCCTATAAAGGCCTTGGCATCGCCAAACCCCTGCCAGGTGTCTAGTATATAATCCTCCACAAATGTACTATCTATCACTTTGCCCGGTGTGGTGTGTAAGTGGCCAGCGGCTTCCCATTCGGCGTATTTCTGTGAGTTCTCAGCGGTGTTGTATCTGTTGCCAAATGTCTGCTCAGGAGCGTAGAATCTGTGGTGTAGGTAATATGTGCCGTCGGTAAACTCATAAAACCAGCTGATGGCATACATATCTGCAGCACTGGCAAAGTCCAGCCCACCCCACACGGTCTTTATGGTTTTTTCGGCTATGGTGTTGGGGTGTCTATACAGTGCGGCCCATTGTTCGGGGCTAATCCATGTTTCTGCGGCATCGGTAAATATATTAAAGTTTTTGGTAAGTACACCCACACGTTTGGATGGTATAAACCTCATAGACCGCACCTCTGCCTCTAGATACTTGCGTTGCACACTTACACCAAGGTTTGGGTTTGATTTTATCCATGTGGCGGGGTCGTTTATTTCCTCCTCGCTGTCTTGGGTATACCATGCCAGGAATATATTGTCAGAGTCCTCCGCAGGCACAGTGCCATTTAATATTCCTTTTAGTGAGTCAAGCAGTGTGTACAAAAACTTATCTTTATGAAACCCCGCCGTGCTGATAATATCCAAGCAGGGATTTATACGGTCTCCCATGCCCGATATCATTACGTCATATAGCTCGGAGTTTTCCCACTCATGCACCTCGTCACAATACACAAAGTGCGGGTTTTTACCATCCAAGGTATTAGCACCACTGGCCAAAGCCGAAAACACCGACTCGGATTGAGTGTCATAGATTGAGTCTTTCACAATACCTTCGCCTTTCGGAAAATACTGCTTCAGCATCGGAGAGTTATTAATGATCCTCTTGGCTTCGTTCAGCAATATCATCGCCTGGTCTTTCTTGGTGGCCACACAATACACCTCAGATTCTAGCTCACCGTCGAACAATAGCCCCACACAGCCATCGGCAGACTTATAGGTGGTTTTGCCGTTTTTACGAGACACCACCGTTATAGTGGTGTTAAACCTCCTAAAGCCGTCTTTATAAAAACCGTATTTATTGGCCGCTATCCACGCCTGCCAAGGTTCCAATATAAAAGCCTCACGGCGAGTTTGTAGTTTTACGGATCCTCTCGGCCCAGGTACTTCATATTTTTTCTTGATGTTCATGAAGTCAAACGCCCGCAGCCGAGCCTGAGCGGCGTCTTCGTCAAACACTATACCACGGTTGTGGCCATTTTTTATATCGTCGTAGAATCTGTCCACGGCCTGCTTGATATACGTGCATGCGGGTATAGCACCGCTCCGTATGTCGTCGGCATATCTGTAGGCCGTTTCTAGGCGGTTCTTATCCGTTTGCGACACGAGGGCCATTATAAAGGAGAGAGCGTAAACTATCCGCATCATTTTTATTTGTATTATCACTAACAATACCCACACGGCTACGTGAGGCAGGCGTAAAGCCCATCTCGCTACTAAGTTTCAGCAGCCGCTCCTGTTCTTTTTTCTGCACGTCATACCATTTGGTAAGGGTCTCATACTCTTGGTTTACTTTGTTTTTTTGAGTTTTCACCACATCATCGCCCAGTTCTTTTATTTTGGCGGTGGCCATGTCATAAGTCACCCAGCTATCTACCAGCAGCTCTATAATCGGCAAATCCGAGTCATTTAGTCGCCCTTCCTCCAGCAGATACCCACAAAACCTCTTCCAGTGAGCATTGGCAGACTTATCGCCCCGGTACTTATACGGAGCCTTGGGCACCGCCTTGAGTTTTTTTGGCAAAATAGGCTTAGCCACATCACGCTCCGCCCTGAGTGTGCCTTTCTTTTGCTTTTCCTCTCTGCTTTTGGTGATGTTGGCCATGGTGGTTAGGTGGTTAAAATGTTTTCAAACAATGTGCCTTTATCGGAAATTACTGTTTTGTTACTAATCACTGTATTGAAACCATTATTTATACTATCAAATTGATGAATATAGGATGATTCTATCTTAAAAATATCATTATCTGGTAAATTACTTGGAAGTTCTTCAAGTACTTCAAAAGTCCAATCACTTAGCTTTGTTTGTCGTAAATACAATCCGAAAGGACTATTAGAGTGTGTTAAATGATTCCACCACCTAAAAAATGGTGCATTTCTAGTTTTACCTATATAACTTTTACTTGTAAGTTTTTCGGTAATCTTATAAATATAATTTAGAGAATCAACATTTATATAATTTAAATTATCTGGTAGATCAGCATTTTTAAAGACAATTTCTTTCTTCCAATTCTCATAACATTTTGGTTCAATTATTTCATTTCCAGTTTTAAAATCTTCTCCACAAAATACTTTTCCTTCAAACTTTCTACTATTTATAGGTCTACTGATGTATTTGTTTTCGTGAACATGGCCACAGTAATCACAAACCCATTTACCCTCTTCAATTAATTTAATCTCATGGTTGTAAAGAGGAAAAATTACAACATAAAAAAACTGAGCTTTGTCCTTTGTTTCTTTTTCATAAACTTTACAATTTTGAAAAAACTGAGGATATTTTTCTTGCATGAAACTTTTAACTTCCGCTTTATCGACTGCCTCTATGATTGGCTCTCTAATAATGTCTGTTGAACCAAAATCATTATCGGTAATAGACTTTACAACTCTTATAATAGCCTTAAATAATTTTTTATTCATTTTTGGTAAATTTTACGTTCAGAAGCTCTTTTGATTGCGTGGCAGGGGTTGCAAAGTGTTTGTGTGTTTTCTATATCCCATGGGTCGCCACCGTCATTGATGGGCTTTACGTGGTCTACCATCTGCCCAGGCTTGCCACATTTTACGCAGTATGGGCTTATAGCTAATCGCTGCTTTCTTATGCCGTGAGGTCCACGCCAATTGCGGTGGTTATATATGGCAAAATTACTGGCTTGTAGTTTAGGGTTATAAACCTCAGCCTTTTTTTTGATTGTAAATCTCATGCTCCCCCGAGTTTGATGGAGCAATGATAATAAAAAGATTTTAAATCATTGACCTATGTTTGACCTTTTTATTTAAAAAAAAACTGCAAAGTGCTTATTTATAGCAAATTGCAGTAGTTATTTTGTGATCCCAGCAGAAATACACTCAAACACAAATTAAACACTCCACGACACTCTACGCAACTTTTGAGCGTGTTTTTTTTTAATAAAATAATTTTCAAATATCGTGGAGTATCGTGTAATTTCTTAAAAATTTGACCTATATTTGACCTATAAAACTCTCACCTATGGCTTGGAGCGTCAAGGCCGTTATAAAATCTAAACCATTGGCAGATGGTAAGTTTGCTGTGTATATGCGGCTCACAGCATTTGGAAAGGTGTCATACATTGCTACCGGTGTGCGTACCGACCGCAAACATTGGAATGCCCGCATGGGCCAACTCAAAACCTCCGCACCACTGAGCATGGAGTCTAACGATTATCTCGACAAACTCCTGAGCCAACTCAAGCGTACCATCATGACAGACCAAAACCTCAGTATGTCGCCCAAGGTGCTGCTCCAGATGGTCGCCGAAAAACCCGTCGATTTCTTTGGTTATTGCGATAGGTTTATTCAGGCACGGATCGAGAAAAAACAATTCACCACCGCCAATATTTACCGCGTACAGACAGACCTACTCAAAGCCTACGCTCCGCAGCTTTCGGTGACAGACATCACCTTTTCTTTCGTTAATAAATTGGTGGCACACATGGCCGCCACTGGCAACTCCGACACCACCATCAACCGAAAGCTCAGTTTTTTTGCAGGGGTGTTTGAGCTTATCATCGAGGAGGGCCTCGCCAAAAAGAATTATTTCAACGATGCACGCATCTCAGGTACCAAGTCCAAGATCAAAGAAATACCAACGGCCGACGATCTCAAAGCCCTCGTCTTGGCTATGCCCCGCATGTCAGCAGTAGTCAGGCTGGCCGCAGAGATGTTCGTCACGCAGTTTCTTACACGAGGCACCCGTATTTCCGATATTATTTTTCTTAAGAAAGACGCCGTAGTAGATGGCCACCTAGTGTTTCAGGAAAAAAAGACAGGCAAGCCAAAGCGTATCAATATACATCCTTTGGTGAGGGATTTTATGACACAGTACAACTGCCCGGTGTATGTATTTCCGCATTGCACCTACACGCCCAATCCACGGCTATCCGACGAAGCCCAAAACACCGAGCTGGTCAAAATCACCAAACGCCTCACGGCCTCCACAAACAAAAATCTTAAATTCGCACTGGCAGCCGCAGGTATTACCAAGCATTTCAGCACACATAGCAGTAGGCATGGGTTTGCCACTATGGCCATCCAAGCCTTGGGCGATTTGCGTAAAGTGCAGGGCATGCTCAACCACGCCAACCAAGCCACCACCGAGGGCTACGCTCAAGACCTCCAACGGGCCGACTACACCACCGAGGAAGAAAAAATCTACGGCCAAATCTGGAAAAACGAAGCGAGTTAATTTATTATCAGTTCGAGCGTAGCGGGCGGCGTTCCGTTTGAGAACCAAACGAAGCAAATGCTTCATTTGGTTAACACGTGAAGCAAAACCAAGCAAACGAAGCCGATAACGATAACGGTAACGTAAACGATAACGTATTCTTTTATTAAAGAATCAAAACTATCTCTAAGTATTATTATTATTCTTAAAAGAAAAAAAGCAAATTTTTTTCAAAAAAATTGGAGATTTCAACTTTTAAAAGTAATTTTGATTGAAAATCCTACTATGAAAAAAATACTTCTACTTGTTTTCATCACCTCAACTGTTGCAGCACAGTCAATCACTCCTACTTTAAAAGCCAATTACATTAAGTTTTTAAAAAATCAGGCATTTAAGAATAATCAAACAATTCAAATCTTTGAGTGCAAAGTAGAACCTTATCAACTTGTTTCTGAAAAAAAATACGACGAAGAGCAGCTTAAAGTTGTGTTTTTAGAATGGCAAAGAAATGATAAAATTCAAAAGTTGCAGTTAGAAAGTTTAAATATAAGCAAGGGTTTACAAAAAATCTCTGATGATAGAGATTCACAAAATAGTTGGGATTCTATAATCGAAAGCGACCAAGAAGAAATCGACCAAACCAACGAAGTTATAAATGCACTTGCAGAATACACAGACAATATCCTTAAAAAATTAGAAACATACAACTATACCAAAAATATTAAAAAATGTAATGTTTTTTTAAAATACACTATTTCAGATAGAACTGGGAAAAGTAATAATTTTATGGATAACGTAGATGTCTTTTTTGATTCAAAAAATCAAGTAAAGCCCATCCTTCTCAGGCCCTACTGATCTATATTTTAAAAAAAAAGCTCTCTTAATTTCCAGACTTTACACAATCAATACTTTTCAATGTCTGGCCATTTATTACCACATTGCCGCCATATTCGCTATGAAGGTAATTTTCTACTTTTTTTGAGGAGCTATAGCCACATATTGGCTCTTGATAAATATCTGTAGTCCATTTTATCGTACAGTCATAGCACTTTCCTGCATTATCAGTGCAACCCAAAGCAACCACCGAAAACAACAACAAAACCCTACGTTTCATTTACTCTTAAATTTTTTTATAACTATTTCTTTCGCCTCCGCAAACTCCGCATCGTTCAGCAGTCCGCTTTTGTAAAGTTCCGAAAGTTCCTTCAATTGTCCTACAAGATTATAATCCGTAGCACTTTGGCCATACGTTGGTGCGTCTTCTTCGTTCAAGGTGTGTGGGGTTTCTAGTGCCTCAAAAGCACTGTATTGTTTGAGTGGTTCTTTTCCTATCGCAATATAAAACTTATTCCAAGTGTCTAAAGTTGGAGTTCCCTTTAAATATTCATTTACCGCTTGAGGTGATACTTTCATCCTTCTAGCAAGTTCAGCTTTACTAATACCAGATTCTTTTATAGCTAAAGCCAGACTTTCTTTCGAAAATTCTCCCATTATTGAACTTTTTGGAATATTAATAAAGAAATACTTGATAAATATTTTGCTTACTATCAAGTTCGACTTTACATTTGAAACATCATTGAAACACAGTTACAAATATATGGAAAAAATTAATACAAAGACATTCGGAAAACTACTCAAATCCATACGTAGAAATACGCTTTTTGAGCAGATTGTCAACAACGACATCAAAATCAAAGACTTAGCTAAAGCCACTGGCATCACTAGCGACCGTCTCTATCGCATCTTTGATATTCCCACCGTAGAGGAGTTAGACAAAATTCAGTACGAAATCACCAAAGTAGGCATCATCAGCAAACAGAACGAACTCGCCGAACTTGCCCGCTTAGGCTATCATATCCAAAACCCCACCGAAAACGCTATGATGGACGATAACGAGCATCTGATCACTCGCACCATTGACCAAGTACACTCCGCCACCTACGAAGTTAAATCATCAGTATTATCCGAGTCATTTTTAAGAAGCCGGGCAAACACCATTCAGCCTGAGCTTATCCAAGACTCGCACCAGTAACCAATACACCAGTAACTAATCACTAATTAACCAATCAACCAAAATGCCAACATTACCCCCAAACGCCGCCCTAGTGTTACCTACACTCAAAGAGGCCATCCGAGAGCAGGAGCGTCTGCATGCAGTTTGGCTGCAAGACGAAGTCAACGACCTCAACACCAAGATGGTCAAAGAAATCGAGGCCATCATCAAAGCCCACAAAGACATGGCCGATTTCATCACCCAGCCAAATACGGCACTGAGTGTCACATCGAGCGTAGCCGAGATGCCACAACTCAACTACGGCGACGAAGACTACGAAATAGACAATTAATTTTTTTCAAATCAATAATAACAAACGCAAACATGCAAAAAGAACTAGGCAAAGAGATACAAGACAAAGCCGAGCGGCTCAAGTTTCTCAAAGACAACTGCGACACTTCGCAAGACTTCACCTACATGAAGCCATTCACAGAGACTGAGCTTGTAGAAATGAAAGAAAACCTTTCAAACGTCACCATCAAGCTCTATGATCATGACCAAACCCGCAAGGATTTCATGGAAACCCTTAAGTTTGAAACCAAGCCACTCAAAGCCGAGCAAAACCGCATCCAGAAAGGCCTTAAACAAAAAGCTGAACTCGTAAACGAGGTATGCTATAAGTTCATCGACCAAGAAACCAAGCTAGTTGGCTTCTATAATGCCGAAGGCGACCTCGTAAGCACCCGTGCCGCATTTGGCAATGAGCTACAAACTACCATTTTTCAAATAAACAAAGCAGTATAACCAATCAAAAACAATGGAAACAGAAAAAATCGTAATTAATCCAACTGGTGAAAAAGTAGAGGTTGTGTTTCGTGAAGGAGCGGCCGAAAAACTCATCGACCCAAAACCACCCGTAAAAATCAACATTTCGGGCATTCTTAACTCTCCCTTTGAGTTTCTTAATAAAAGGCTAAATAACAACCAGTTTGATATCCTTAGGTGTCAATTGTTGGTAAATAGAGAAAAACTATCTCTAAACCTTATCATCAACGAAAACGACGAGTACGAAAGAGGCTCCATCACTGGCAAACTAGAGTTTAACTCCAAATACAAAGAGTTTGGTATAAATACTGGCAAGGTCTGGACACCCACAGAGCTTGGTATGTTTATCAAAATGAACCGCTCATTTTTTGCCGACAAATCAGTGGCCATGAAACTCACCACCGAGCTCATGAACTTCAAAGCCACTGTAGATAATAAGATAGAAAGAGCTGTTCAAGAGTCAGGAAACCGTACTGATAATTTTAGCCAAGTAGTAAATTCTAACCTACCTGCATCATTTAAAATACAGATTTCTATTTTCAAAGGCTACCCAGCTGAGGAGCTGGAGGTCGAAACCTTCGCTCAGATAGATGGCCGTGAGGTATCATTTATACTTATGAGCCCAGGAGCCAACGAATCCCTCGAAACCATCCGAGACTCCGCCATAGATACCGTCCTGGACGAAATCAAAACCTTGGCTACATCCTTAGTAATAATCGAAGAATAACAAAACTCAAATCACATAGCCACTATGATCACTATGTGGCTATGTGTTTAATAAACATCAAAATGAAAACAGTACTCAAAGGCAAAATCGTAAAAATATTCCCTACCGAAACAGTGGGCCAAAACGCCACCAAAAAACGTCTAGTACGTATGGATATATCCGAAAACGGCATCAACTCCGTGGTAGATGTTACACTACTACACGACAAAGTAGACGTCGCAGACAAACTTAGTATCCATGACGACATCGAAGTCACATGCTACATCATGGGCAACCTTCACATAGGCCAAGACGGCGTCGAGCGGTGCTTTATCAATCTCAACGCCTACCGAGTAGCATTTCTTCAAAAAACAGTATTATAAAAATCAAATCAAAATGAAACCAGCACTATTCGCAGTCATCTTATTTGACATCATCATGAGTTCCGTAGGTGTTTTTGTTTTAGTCGAAAACAACGCCCTCAAAGCAGGCACAGATGGCATCGGCCTACTTATCCTGGTGTGTGTTCAGCCAGTTATACTACTCATAGTCATCATAGCTATGCTGTCAGTCATAGACACCCACAGTATGTACTACCGTAAAGACGCCATGCGTGGTGTCTCCAAGTAAAGACGCATTGCATGCGTCTAAGTAAAACCGTCATGCATGGCGGCTCACACCAATAACCAATAACAAAATGAACGAACTAGACGAAATAGCAGCATCAGCCAATCACATGGTATCAGCCTTTGACAAATGGCTCAACACCAACGGCAAAGCCCAGCCCGAAGCCGACGCCCTCATGGAGGCCCGCAATACACTGGCCATAAAGCTAAACGCCTACAACGGAGCATACAAAGACCTTTTAACAGATCAAACAAATGAACAATAACTATCACCCCACCACCACGGGCATCGGGCTAGACCTTGAGCAGCAAGAAGCCAAAGCCACCACGCAGGGCATGGTCATTATGGGCATATTCGTTACCAATCGCCGTTTACTCACAGCCAACGACGTGCATACCATCTGGAGCCAACGCCTCTCAGACATTGGCCGTCCTACGCCACTGCTCACCAGTGTGCGGCGAGCCATCAGCAATCTCAAAGCCGACGGCCACCTCGAAAAAAAAAGCACCCACAAAACAGGCCCTTACGCCGTTCCGGTGCATTACTACGAGCTCACGGCCAAGGGGCTGGCACATGCCATCACATTGGTGCCATTCCTGGGCAAACTCACCGAAGGCATCGAGCTACAATCTCCAGACCCTCAGCAGCTGAGTTTATTTGGCTGAGCACCACGGCGGCCGCACTATTCACCATAGCACGCTACACGGCACTCATCGGCATAGTATTAATCACCATCGCATATTATTTACAATGAAAAACATCCAAGACAGCCCTATATATGGTATGAGCCAAGAGCAAGTACTGGAGCAACTACAAGCCTACGGCATACCCGTTATTTACAAGCCAGTGGCACTATTACAGCTACCAGGTCAAGAGTTAAAACAAACCAACATCTACGATGCCCTGGTCCGCATCACAGAGGTGCGAGGCCCATTAGAAGAATTAACCAAATAACCAAAAAAAACCATGGCAGAAAATTCAAAAATAGAATGGTGCGACCACACCGTAAACCTCTGGTGGGGCTGTGCCAAAGTGCATACAGGCTGCAAAAACTGCTATGCCGAACACCTGAGCGACACCCGATATAAAAACAACCTTTGGGGCGAAAAAAACTCACGTAAACGTATAAAATCGTGTTTTACAGATTTGGACAAATATCAAAAAGAAGCGGCTTTAAAAAACACGAAATACAAAATCTTCTGTGGGTCTATGATGGACATCTTCGAAGATTCCAAAGATTTAGTAAACCCTACGGCCTATTTTAGAAATACATCAGATATAAGAGATTATCTATTTAATAAAATAGAACGTGGCTACTATAATAATCTCATCTTTTTATTTCTCACCAAACGCCCAGAAAATATAGAAGACTTTAGCACATTTGCTTGGCCAAGTCAATACCCTGAAAACGTTTGGTTCGGAGCATCCGTGAGTGATCAAGAAACTTACAATAAGTCAGCTGGCATATTAGAAACCTTAAATACACAAAACCTTTTTCTAAGCGTAGAGCCTCAGGTGGGCAATATCGAAATAGGTGTGAGTGCCTTCAATATCGCCTGGATAATCCAAGGCGGCGAAAGTGGCCCAAACAAAAGACCATTTGATCTAAAATGGGCATATACCATGAAATCACGGTGCGAAGCCGCTGAAGTGGCTTATTTCTTCAAGCAAATAGATAAAATTCAAGCAATACCGGAGGATTTACAAATACGTGAATTTCCTAAATTTTAACCAAAATGCAAAAACAATTATACCTACCCATCAAAACCGAGTGGTTTGACATGATACTGGCTGGCATCAAAAAAGAAGAGTACCGTCGCATAAGCAAAATACTCACTGCCCGGCTACACAAAAAAGACGGCACCCGCAAGCACTACGACAGCCTCGTGCTAACGGCAGGCTATGGCAATCAGCACCCGCAGCTAGAGATTAAGCTACAGCACACACGCTACGGCTCCACTGGCCGCACGGAGTGGGGAGCAGTAGAAGGTGAGGAGTACTACGTCTTTGAGCTGGGCAGCATCATCGCCACCAGAAATCTCAAGCCTTACCAACTGGGCCTATACGAACTCTCAAAAAGTAAAGACGCATTGCATGCGTCTCAAGCATTACCTGGCAAATAACCGTAAAGACGCCATGCATGGCGTCTCTCAAAGCAATCAAATGGAAAAAACACCCAAAATAGAAGAAATGGTGACCGAGTCCGACCTCATGCAGAGCTGGAAAGTCTCCAAGTCGCATGTCAGGAGTTTCCTCAGCACCATTCCGCATTATAAAATCGGCCGTTGCCGACGTTACAAAGCCTCAGACGTAAACAAATTTTTAGAACAGCACAAACAAAAAACACTATGAAACCATCAGAAATAGAAAAATACATAAACAAAAGCGTTACCGTAGTACAAAAAAACGGCCTTAAGATCAACGGCGTGTTAGTCACAAACATGTCATCATCACAAAATGCCCCAGCGGGTATTGATATCATCGACCGTCGCCATGGAGAGATTGAGGGCCGCACCGCCCGCCACAAGGTCACGCACTACATCACACAGCGGGTATATGTCTGCAACATCCGCAGCATCAATGTCACCCCAAGCGAAGCCGATGGCCCAGTCACCGACGAACTCCTAAACGCCTACCGAGCCAAAACCGCCCAAGGAGCCATCAAAACAATACTATAACCGTAAAGACGCCATGCATGGCGTCTCAACATTAACCAATCATGAAATACACCATCACCCTAAGCACCAAAGAGCTACCAGGTCTCTACACGCTAGAGACACTGGCCAAGCGGCCAAATGCCACAGTCAGTATCAACGACCGTGAGTTGGCCGTAGCCGTAGCCAAAAAACTCCTAACCACCGTAGAACAAAAAATTTTAGTAAAACACATACCAGAATGAGCAATACATCCTATGTCAGTTCGAGCGTAGCGGGCGGCGTTCCGTTCGAGAACCAACCCCCAAACCAAGGCACCAAACGCCGCCAGATTATCGCCGAACTCCAAAATGACTATGGCATCAGCCTCAGTCAAGACAGCTTTAGGTGGTATATCACGCTCTTTTCTCATGGCATACCACAAATGGAAAAACTCCCCACCTGGGATGCCGTAGATTTTATCCTAGATCAAAACATCGAGGCCTTCGCCTATTTCATCTATGGCCTCAATGCATTCAAAAACTATAAAGCTCAAGAAAACCATGGCAGAAGATAAACGCCCATTTTTGCTATACACAGACCTCAAGTTTGTGGTCAATAAACTCACCAACGAAAAAGCAGGCGAGTTGTTTAAAACCATCTTGGCCTATGTCAATGATGAGGATCCTGTTATCGAGGACATGGTAATAGATCTGGTATTTGAGCCCATCCGCCAAAGCCTCAAGCGTGACCTCGTAAAGTATAACGCCACCAAAGAAAAACGAGCCGCCGCAGGTCGTCAGGGAGGTATCAAAAGCGGCGAGACACGAAGCAAAGCCGAGCAAGACGAAGCAAACGAAGCAAATGCTTCAAGTAAAGCCGCCATGTGTCACACTGAGCCTGTCGAAGTGCTTACAGCCGCTAATCCCAATAAATCAAAAAGCACATTAATCCCACTTGAAGCCGTACCTAACTCACCGTATGGCGACGGCATCCTCCATCACCGAGTCAGGGAGTGGTCAGAGGCCAACGGCAAAAAATACGAGACACAGTTATATAAAGATTTTCTAACCTACTGGACAGCTCCCGTGCAAAAGGGCAAAGACCATGGCCGCGAACTCTGGAAAACCAAACTCACATTCGAAATAGGACAAAGGCTCGCCACCTGGGCCAAAAACGAAAAACAAAGCAATCAAAATGGAAACAAAGCAAATACAAACCCAACAGAATACCTCACCAAAACCGCTAGAGAACTTGAGGCAATATTTAACAGCACAAACGGTAGCCAACACGCTCCAGTCTGAGTTGCCAGTGGCTTTGCAGATAGATCTCGTCAATCTCCAAAACAAACTCACCGTTTCGGAGTGCTACGGTAGCCATGGCTGTGTCAATCTCCGTCTCTATAAAATCAAATACCCACAAGGCGAGGAGTTAGCCCTCAAAATGCTCTGTGCAGTCATTAGCATGTTCAATGCCGCCCTCAACGTCACCACAGACCGCATGTCGGCCGCCAGTATTTATGAGACAGCCACCACTATCTACACCCAGCATCCAGTCGAAAACGTCGAGGACCTTATCCTATGCCTCAAGATGGCCAAGCAAGGCCACTTTGGCAAAATCTACAACCGAGTAGATACCATGGTCATTCTCGACTTTTGGAGGCAGTACATGGAGCTAAAACAGTCCGATTTCGAGACCAGCACCGCCATCACCAAGAGCCAGTATGGCCCCTACCGTACCGAGGCCGAAACACTGGAGATACGCCGAGCCAAGCAAAAGCCCAGCCAAGACACCGCCCACCGAGCCGAGCTGGCCGCCAAAAACATGCAGATCAAAGAACTCAAAAACCACCTCGCCGAGGCCATCAACCAATGAGCACCGTATCAGTAAAGACGCCATGCATGGCGTCTCAAGCATTACATGCGTCTCAAGTGATACATCACAAAGTCTTCGATAGATATCCACATCCAAAATTGTGTGTGTATCGGCACCCAGGCGATGAGTATAATTTGCCAGGCGGATGGAAAGACATAGAAAAAGAACTGTTAGTTATTGGCGAAACCTTCTACTGCTACGTTACCGAAGTCAGAGTCTTTACACTGGGCTATTGGGATGAGTGCGGCAGATACGATTCCACCCGTAGCGATTTCATGGGCTTTCACAAAAGCCGTTTTGTCAGATGGAAGGACACACAACTTGAGTTATTTTAATCAATCACTAAAAATTAAAAATCATGTCTAAAATCATAGAATTAGGTAAAAAAATTAAAGCCCTAGCTGATAAAGGAGTGGGTGGAGAAAAACAAAACGCTGAAAAAATACTGAGTGACTTTTTAAGAAAACACAATATAAAAATAGAGGATATTGAAGGCGAAGAAATGACGGATTACTTTTTCTTACTAAATAATGAATCTTCTAAGAAATTATTTTCACAGATAGCAAAAAACATTAGATACGACATGAAGTGCTACGGTGAATTTACCAAAAAATCGATTCGAGAATATTCCTTAAAAGGAAACTACATGGCCACTTGCACAGTATCAGAGTTTATAGAGTTAAAATCAAAAATTAATTTTTATTCAAATTTATACAACCAAGAACTAGATATTTTTTTCACAGCATTTGTCACCGCTAACGACTTACTAATAAACCCACCAGCTGACAAAAAAAGAGACATATCAGATTTAAGCCAAAAAGAATTAGAAGAATACCACAGAGTAAAAAAAATGTCTGAAAATATACAAAAAGGTCATTTTTTAAAACATATAAGTAATTAACCCCACTCAACACATGACAGTCGCCCAAGTAAGAAAAGCCGCCAAAGTATATAAATATCTCATATTAAGAACTCAAAACAACAAACTCATAGGCGTAAATGCTAAAAGCATTTTTATGGGGAAAAACAACACCTGGCACCCCAACGCCCACACCGACTTTGTGGGTTATTACCCATGCACACTCAATGAATATATAACCCGTAAAACTAGATTACAATAATAACCCATGTTTAAAGCACCAAATAAATCAATGGAAACACCAGAAAACAACCCAAATTTACTCAAAGACTTCATGGAGGAGTTTTTTGATTTTAAGACTTTAAAGAAAATTGGACTTTTCAAAAAGGATATGAAAAAAGATGATTACGAAGCTCAAGCATCACGTATTTGTCAATATTTCGGCATGGAATCAATTTATGAGTGGAGAAAAGACGAAATAAGATGCCATATTTCAGAAGTGAACCCAGACCCAAAAGACCCATTTGTCACAGTTTTACCATCTATTTATGAATGAACCTCCTAAAAACCATCCTAAACTACATCCGCCAAAAACTAAGAAGATCAAAACAAAAATGGCCGCCAGATAATCTATATCACGGCGGCCCTTATGACGACGAATGGGGATAAACCTATGTCACATCGAGCGTAGCGGGCGGCGTTCCGTTCGAGATGCAGTATCAAAGTAATAAAAATCAATTTTTAAAACAATTTAAATTTACATTCAAATGACAGTTTTAGACTACATATTTCAAGAATTTGCCAAATTATACAAAGAAGAATACGGCTCACTCCAAAACGATAGACCACTTGGATATTATGGAGCAGTAGGCATGATAAAAACAGCATTAAAAGGAAAGGATTTTGGAGAAATGAAATGCTCCATAGGTTGCGATGTTGAGCCATCAAAAGAAGGAAACTTTTGTCTAAATTGTGGGAGAGGAATATCTGTTACAGTATTTAGTAGATGCACAGAGTGCCTAGATAAAGCAACTGGACATAGTGGAAATGGAAATTTTTAATAAAAATCTCCCTAAGTGTTTAAACCTCACTTAGGGAGGATGCCCATCATTCACATTTACATCACTACAAGGCACCTCTATCCATTGCCACTCTTTGTTCAAAAACGGCCCTACCTTCGTATATTTATAGCACACCCTATTATCACGCCTATAAATCCCCAGCTGCTTCTTCAGCTCATAGTTATTAGCCTGGTGTTGTGCCTCTCGATCTTTGTAGGCCACTATCAGTGAGTCCTTTTGTGATATTTCCCGTTGGGCAGACATTAGGCTTTGTTCGCTTACAGTGTGTAGTGAGTCGCAAAGGCTCAGACTCCACACAGCAGATTGGTAATCCTCATGCTCATGCGTGATGTTTGTTTTTACATTATCCCACCAGTTCAGCACTATCACTATGAGCAGTATCACCCCACCCACAGGCACGGCCAGTTTCAGCCACCACGGTATAATATTAAGTTTTGGTATTCTCATCGTTCAGTTCATTTTTTTTGTTTTCCATTTCTATTTTTTTTCGCTCAGCTCTCATTAGTCTGTATTTTTCGTATATCAACAACGTCTTACCAAAAAACCACGCCGACATCGTCACCCTAAACATCGTCATAAAAAAAAACTCCCAACTCTCTGGCTTATAATTAGCCACCAAAACGCCATCTGTGCTAAGGTCTAGCAGGAGGGTTGCTCCTATAAAAAAAGTCTTTAAATAACCCCAAAGTGTACTTAGTGCGAGCTGGCCCATCGTTGTCAAGATAAATATAAGTTAAAACCACCACCAGAGGCACCGCATACTGTGGTTTGCTAGAGTTCAGTTCGTTTAGTCCAGCAGCCCATCCAATATTATATAGCAGCCTCGCCACCTCAGTAGCCACACCCAGTATTATAAATCTACCTCTGAACGGCAACGCACACACGAGCAGTAGCCTTCCCACACATTCGGTCAGTCGCCAAAGCTCATTTTGCATACCAGCACCCGTGTACATAAAATGGCTACAAAGCATATTCGTCAGCAGCACCAATATGCCCATTTCAGCCATCATCATTTTCATTGGTTAGGTGGTTTTACAGGAGGAGTTGCAGGGCCATCGCCACCATCAGCAAAAGTATGCTTTATCTCATCCTCAGTATTTTTAGTTTTGTTCCGGTCAAAAAACCTCGCCACCTCAGCAGGCAGTTTTATGCCCAAGTGTGCCAATATGCTCCTCACATCATTGGTGATCAATAGCGAGTACACCAGATATTTAATATAAAACCCAAAATCCACTGTGCGGCCCTCTATTTCAAGTTTTAAAAACACATGCATCGCACTCACAAAAATGAAATACTTCAGTACTTTTAGCGAAAACTTCTTCACCAACACATCAAAGTCAAACCTTTCCTTTTTGTCAAAAATACTGTACACCTTCGCCAGTACATCTAGGGTCATCACCACGCCCAGAAAAATCAGATAATTGAAGTCCGAAAAAATATACTTCTTAAATATCTCCGTAAACACTACTGTGCCCAAAAACGGCCATATCTTCATCAGCCATATTCCCAAGTCAGGAAAAAACTCCTTAGTTATTTCACCAAAAAACTGTTTCATTATTTTATAATTGATTTGTTTAAAATCTCCAAAAACCTCAAAGCATACCCCGCTATCAAATCCGCTCTGTCAGCAGTTTTAATCCCTTTTTTAGCATCCTCTTTATTCACCCCATTTATGCACCGCCTAGCATCTTGGTAGTACTTATACAGCAGTGTTTCGGTGGGTGCTATGCCTTGGGCAATGCTTTCGTAGTGGTACCGCTCACTTTTGAGGGTATTATCGGGTATATAATCACTAATTGCCTTACCCGTGTAGCTGCCATATTTAAAGCCATATATAAGCACAAAAAACGCCACCTTGGGCAGCATAAAGTCGTCACGGTGCTGTATCACTATCTTTAGGTCACGTTTCACCACTGCGGCCATGCGTTCGTAGTTGTCTTTGTGGGTTATCTGCACATACCCACGGCCATAGTGCGGCCAGTATGGAAGGTTCAGCCTTCGCCATTCCTCGCTTTGGCGGTAGGCCTCCCGCACTGGGGCCATAGTGGCGGCAGTCTCATGATATACTGTGGCCAGCACATAAGCCCACTGAGCCGTGCTGAAGTATTCAATCCGCTCTTGCATCATATTCAAAAACAAATCAATACTATTCACCAGCGACTGCTCAAGTCGCTGGTCGCCATCCATCAGCAGGCGGTATTGTTCAAAAAATATCCTCTTATCTATCAGCATAAGTAGGTGCCTTCAAGTTCGTAATACAACGCCTTCCAGCCAGCTTCCTCATCTTTGTTTTCGTAGAGTCCCGATACCGCAGCAGCCATGCACTCGCTTATTTTCACAGCCACTATTTCGGGCAATATTATCTCTGTAGCCGCAGCATCGTCTATGATGGAGTGCGTTTCTTGCAAAATGGTCTTAGTTTTATTGGCGTCTTCCACATATTGCTTGTGGGCTTTCATTTCGCTATAAATCTCCTGAGCATGCTTTATTTTGGTTTGTGTGTTTATGGTGGCATCGTCTATGGTATTTATCAAGGCTTTTATGCCCATCCTTTCATGCATGCCCAGTGCTGGGCAGCTCACAAACGCCTTTAGTGAGGCTTTGTCTTGTTGCAATTTCCTGTAAACCACCTTATTCCCCGAGTTTTTCATAAAAATTTATATGTTTTTTGGTTATCAAACCCACACACCCGTGCGGGCATCGTGCCGTAAAAATCACACGCATAAAGTGGCATTTGGCTAAACAATTATAAACCACACATGTCACCTCGAGCGTAGTCGAGAGGCATTATCAAAGTAAAAACATCGCTTTCAAGCGAAAACCATCAAGTAAAAACTTATAATTATAAAAAAAATATAAAATACATCTGATAATTAAGGTTTTACCTTTAATTTTATCCAAAATCAGTAAAAGAATAAGTAATGAAAACAAGCAAATCAATAGAGATATCAAAAAAACTACTTGAAGATTCTTGCAGGAATATGCAGGAATATTGGGCAAAAAGGCCAAAAGCATTTTCAAAATTAATTACCAATAAATAGCAAAAAAAACACCTCAAACGAGGTGTTTTTTAAACAAAACCCTAACCATTAAACTATATGAAAAAAAATTCTATAGAGTTTTCTCAAATCTCTTCAGTCCAAAATACAGATCATTTATACCCACTTTGGCCAGCAATACCTCGTTCGTATTCTGTTGTCCCATCATTTTGCCAAAAATATCAGGCATTTTTTCTATTGGTATTATAGCCTCAAACTTCCCAGGGTTATCACCTACTGTAGCCAGTCCAGGGCCTTTCACTATACCACCCTGAGCAAACTTCGGAGCTTTCAGTGTTTGGCCGTAGCCTTTTATAATACCACCGAGGGCAATAGCACCCACCGCAGCCCACGGCCCAGTTCCAAAACTCGCCTTTATAGCCGCTATGGCTTTTTCAGCAAGCAAAGCCTTCTTTCCAAAATCCATCAGCAAGCTACCCAATGTACTGGTCAAGCTGCCCATCATACCCTTAAAACTCCCACCAAACCCGTCACCACTAGCCAATCCCTCAAAAAAAGTACCGATACTGTCACCAATACCATCTTTGAGTATATATCCAAAGTTTTGCTGAAATGCCTCTAAATCTTGGGTATAACCCTCATAAAGGTTTTGCATACGCTCACGTTCAAGTTCGGCGGCATCACGGTCCATGTTTAGCGGTGTGGTGGGTATTCCAGTTCCCATACCATTCAACATCTTACTGTAGTCATTCTCATTCACCCTTTTAAACATCTCCAGGTCAATGTCTTTAATGCTGTCCATGTAGTCCTCTACAGTCATCAGTTGGGCTTCTTTCACCGTTTCGGCACTTTTTTTAATGGATGCAGCCTTATCTTGACCATTTTTAGAAATTGCATTCACTGAGGTTTTGGTGTTTTCACCAAATATCTGCTCATAAGTCATACCACTGGCCTTCACGGCTTTTGCTATTTCAGCATCAGCTACCCTAATGGTCTCAAACGCCTTTTTGGCTTTTTCATATACGGCCTGTTTAAAAAGATTATTTTCATTGTCACCAGTATATTGTTTGGCATTTATTCTATCAAGAAAATTTATCCCCTTACCTTCTTTCAGGTCTCCAACCACCTGTAAAGCCTTCTCTTTTTGCTTTTGAAATTGCTTGGCAGTAGCTACCGCATTTAGTGTGGTTATATAATTGCTTGCAGCAGTGTTTAGTCTTATAAAATCAATCGTTTCTCCCTTCAAAGCATCCCTAAACTCAGGGCTCAAAGCACTCAAATCCGCTTTTGCTTTCTTAATATTTTCAGTAGTACCAATAGACTCTCTTACAATGTGTAAATTCTTCGTCACAGCGTTGGTTTCAGCACTTATATTTCTAGCAGCTTCGGCATGAGTAGCCGCCGCACTTTGCGTTATTTTATTAAACTTCTCATTTTCAGAAATTGCGGTACCCAACACGACCGCTAAGCCAAGAGCAGCAGTTACCCATCCACCAGTGGCAAGTTTAGCCAGTGTTATATTAGTGATCAATCCAGGTAGCATGGTCGTTAAACTCCCAACCCCGTACAGTATCGGACCCACAACGGCACCCATCCCAGCACCTACTACAATAAAATTCTGCATTTCTGGGCTTAATTCCTTAAACCACTCGCTCAAGTCCACCACCGCATCACCTATGCCATCAATGGCACTGGTCAGTCCGGTGCTTTTGTTTAATACTTCGCCTATGTTGCTGCCCGCTATCAGCATGGAGTCTCCAAGGTTTTCCAGTGAGTTTTTAGCACCACCGCTTACCTTTTTCACACCATCAAGGGCAGTCATTAGCTCATTTATAAAGTCCGTAGGGCCTTTGCCTTGTGCTTTGAGTGCCCCGCTTATGGCTTCACTATCCACCGAGCCATACATTTCCTTCAAAAGTTTGGCTATCACCGGTGCAGAGTTCAGTATAGGCTTTAAGTCTTCGGCCAGTACCGCACTTTTGCTACTCATTTGGGTGAGTTGTACCAATATACTCCCAAACTCAAACTTACCCTTACCACTCAACGCCAAGGCATTACCCAAGTTTTTTAATGCTTTTTCGGCAAACTCCGCACTAAACCCTACGGATCTAAGGTTGGTATAGCCTTGGGCAGCTTCCATAAATCCCAGTCCAGGAGCTTTGGCTATGGCTTTTATCCTCTCAAAGCTGGCAGCGGCTTTTTGTGTGCTACCGTCCACCACTTCAAGGCCCATCATCAAGGCTTCTACTTCAGCAAAACTCTTCACACCCGCAGCACCTATAGCCAGTATGGGAGCAGTCAGGCCAATGGTCAATTTTTGGCCAGTGGCCATGGCATCCTCGCCAAATCTTACAATGCCTTTATTAAGTACCCTTTGCACGGCGTCAGCCTGTTGGTAGCTGCGTACTAGGTCAACATTTATTTTAGCAGCCAACACACCCACTGCACCGCTAGCTTTATACATAGCGGCCACAAATGCCTCCTCTTTTGCCGTAAACTTAACGTTAGCCATTTGGGTTGTTTTTTTTGTTCATTTCTTCCAGCATCTTTTTGTCAGCTTCATACAGTGCCAGCCTTTCCTCGTCTGTCATTTCGGCCAGCGGGTTAGCCGCCACAGGTTCATTTTTAATCTTGCTTTCGGTCAGTATCCGCCAGAGGTCTTGGTATAGGTCTATTTCAGCCTGTGCGGCATCATCAGCAGAGCTATTACTGATCATTTGCAAGCTCAGCATTCGTATTTTTTGCCGCTCCCGTTTTTTATGTGCGTTGTATAGTCGCCAAAAATCCACAGGTCGCAAGTCCCACATCACATCGGGCAGCATACCCATTTCGGCAGCAGCGTCTAGGGGTTTTATATACTCTAC